ATACGAGTGAACCACGATGCCTGTTCTTTGATTTGGCTGTAGTTTGATAACTTGCATAGCGAAATCATCAGAACCATCACTTTCAGACCACGATGGGTCAAACGATACAATGTATTTTGCTTTAGAATCCCCTATTACTTCGACACACTGCCCTTCTCCGTCTGGAACAGTGCATTGAGCCATCTTGCTTACCTTGAAGTATCCAGAGCTATCGTCTGTGAACACAGAGCCGAATTCTCGCTCGAACTGTGCAACACTCATGGTAGCTTTTGATTGATCTAGAAGGTTGGCATCGTAAAGTTGCTCTGGAGCGCAATCGTAACTTAAGTGCATAATAACTCTATGAGCTTTATCTTTTTGATCGGGATTCATAATCAAGTTTTCATACTGCAAATAAAGCTTGTACAAATACTCGAATCGATAACTTGCCGAAGACAGTCCAATGATTTTGTTGTGAGGCCAAATATGACGCTCAGATTCTTCCATTTTGCCTTCTTGTATCATCTTGGTTTCTAAATCATAAACTTGTTGTCTTTCAGTAGGATTTTCTACAACAGCCAAGAACGGTAAAATAACTTCGTTGAGAATCTTTTCTGGCATCAATAAAAGCTCATCGATAATCATTCTTTGGAAACGGAAACCACGAAGTTTTTCACCATCACCAAGAGGCAGTGCTGTGATTTTACTTCTTCCAATTTCCATAACCCATTCATCATTGCTTTTAGAAACTCTTGTAATACACTGAGATAATAATGCAGCTTTGGGACTTCTAGAAATATCTTCGATCTTTCTGAAAATCATCTTTGACTGTCTAAATGATTTACTAATAATCCCAATGTGAACACCCTGATTAAATATTGCATCTAGAATAGCAAACACAGCTGTTGAGAATGATTTGGAAAGACCTCGACTCCAAATGCCTAAAAAGTAATCCGTTTCCATCATAGACTTGATTGCTATATGTTGGAACGGGAATAAACTAACTCCAGTGATTAATTCGGTGGCAAAAGATGGATTCTCTCGCAAGAATTTATATAAAAGAACCTTTGCTTTTTTCTCTTCTATAAAACCTTTGCAATCAAGAATTTCTTTATTTACATTGTTGAATTTTTTATTTAATTTCTGCGATCCTTCTTGCCAACTCATTTGGAACCCCTTTCGTAATAATCCATAACCTTGTTATCTAAGAAATACTGTATGTCAGTATTCCACAACTCTTTTCCGCAAACCAATAGTTTTGGAATTAGTATTTGACTATTCCCTCTACTTCCGCTAAAAACAAATTGGCAACAGTCTCTATATTCGTGTTGCAGTTCTTTCATCACATGAAAGGCATAATCAAGATTATATCTCTTTGGTGAGTGAGCATTTCTTTCTGACATTCGATATAAATCGCATTCAGTGACAATAAACAAATAAGATCCAAGATCTCTACATCTTTGAAGTTCTCTACTGAATCTTTTGTAGCCGACTGTCATGGTAGAACAAAAATCAGCGAATGATTTTCTGTCTACATAAGTATAATTATAATCGTCACCGCTTACGGCATAATCTCCGACATCTAATTTAAGACTCTTGGAGTTTTTAAACTCTAACGGCTGCTGTTCTCTTGTGTCTACATATATCTGCACATCGCGGCAATCATTATGAAATGCTTGTGGCAAATTAGCGGGGAACATAGGTTCCACATCACATAGTTTACAAACTTTTGAATAGCTTCCGAAAACTTCTTTATAAATATGCATAGAAGGCAAGCTGGAAGTGAAAAGCTCAATAGTGTTCGGGCCATATATTAATTGTTTCTTTTTTATTCTTTTTTTCAAGCAAGAAATTATATAAGGCTCAACTTCTTCAATGGGAGCCGTTTCACACCACTCGATTAATTGTTTATATGTAGTGAAATCTCTTTCAAAGTAGTCTTCATAATTTTTGAATTGCAGTAAGCATCCAGTTAACTTGTTTTTTCTTTGAAAATGCTTTACATAGTAATCCCCAAGCATCATATCGTGTTTTTTGATATGAGCATGTAGGCTTTTTAACAGAGGAAATGATTCCTCGCACTCTTTACAATCAAATGACATCTTCTTGTGAAATTCCTAGTATTCTGCTTTTCCATTCAGCCATTCCCTCTAAGCGATGAGCTTCCTCTTTGATAAGAGCTTTCTGCATCTCCGCGATATTAACCATGTTGATTCTCTCTTCTTCGTCTTGAAAGGATTGAACCAAAGAAAGAATTGATGCATTTTCTTTGTGTCTACTTTTCATACGTTCAGAGCGATCACCCTGAAGCTTTTTAGTAAGATTTTCAATTCGAGTTTCGCACTGATGGTATTCAGAACTTTTTGCTTTAATAATCTCAGATAGGCGCACGCTCATTTCTTCTTGATCATTTGTAATGTCAAAAATATCATTAAGTTTATTCAAGTGTTTGCTAACGACTTCCAAATTAACAATTTCCTTGCACACGTTCATGTACAAGTTAATTTCATCAGCAGTTAAATCAGGCTTGTCCCAAGTAAGACGGATGAATTCATGCTCGAACAATCCCCTATCTTCTTTAGATGTATAATTATTTACAATTTTTAAAAATCTTGAATTATTTAAATTGATACCCAACCTATCTACACATACCTTATGTTGCCTATTAATCTTCTCATCCTGCAATTCACTGCCAGTTGCATCGTTGATCTTCTTGACGATTCGGCTCGTCGATTTCGGCGCTACATAACTGTTTAATCCAACATCACTATCCTGTGATGGGGAATAATCTGGGTTAATTTCATTAATGACGCTAAAGACAGCTCTTTGCTCAAGCGACAACGGTTTTATTTCCTTGTCAGGAAATAAAATTTCTGCAATGCGCAAAGAAGAAGATCCTCCGTTGGCATGTTCGACAATGAAATCCTTTTGCTGCTTGGTAAACTCGATTCCTTCTTTTTTTACGCGAGTTGACGTTTTGAACTTCAAGCCAGCTTCAATCATATAAGATCTAATCAGTCTTCCTTCTTTGCTTCTACCGTCGATATCTTGGTTGTCGAAAACAATTCGGGTAATATCGTTAAGATCTGTTGTTTTTCGATATGTATCTTTGATTTTTTGTTTTTGTTCTTCAGTTAAAGTCATAAAATTATATCGTATTCATTAATAATGTTTTCGGCTTTTTCCTTTAACATTTTTTTCAAATTCTTTATTTGTTTATAGCCAGCTTTGCGATTCTTTTCATTGCTTTTATAGCCCATAAACTTAGCCACTTCTTCTTCGCTTTTATGTTCGAAGAACAGCATGATATAAACTGTGTAGTGAGGTTCGGAAAGTTGCTGCTTTAAAAGATCGTTTAATTTTAAAACAGAATCAGAGAAATCTATGCCCGAATCATGTTTCTGATTAACCTCTTGAGTATGATTCTCCATTGGAAGTGGAAGCTTGATACCATAGCCAGATTGTTTTCGCTTGGTCCATTTGGCGTATATAGCACAAGAAGAGTTTTGAATACCATTGCTGGTGGCAGCGCATAGATTATCTCCCATATTAAACTTGCACTTCATGCACGGCTTAACGTAGTTGGTATAGTTGTTGCGTATGGTATTTTTGATTTGATTGGAAGCTATTCGAGCAGCCCAAGGCTCCAATGGCTTTGTTTGATCCCACATGCTCCACTTGTTATAAATGTGGATCTTAATGTTCTGAGATACATCGTCAAAATCAAACCAATTAATAGCTTTTAACTGCCATTTTTTTTTAAATTTTTGAACTACCAAATCAATGATATCGGAACAATCCTCGTATGTTTTTAAATTATTCTCCACGACGGGTTTTTTGATTTACGAAATCGTCAACGCTTGCAGCTGATCTGCGGCGTGTTGTTTTGGGAGCTTCAGAGCCTTGGCCAAAAATAGATCCTAAAGAAAAGGAATTATATTCAGATTCATGCTCGATCTCGAATTGAAATTTATTAATTTGAGGAACATGTTCCGCGCTAGAGTTTTCTGGGTCAGAATCATCATCATAATCATCATCATTGCTCGACAAACGAGCTTTGGATACAGCCTTTGGTTTTTCTAACATTGCCGCCATTGCATTTCCGCAACTCGAACAGAACTTAGGCTTGGAATAATTATATGTATGTTTTGAACCGCAGTTAGGACAAAAAATAGAAATCATACTATTATAATGTCTTTAAATGGTTGTTTTTCCAGTTAATTTTTCCGACGAAAAGACAAGGCCACCACCTGTTATAATTTAGCATCCGCTGCGTGCGTTGTGGTAGCCTTGTCTATATTTATTTACACTGTAGCTCCGATTTTTTCCAATTTAGACACTAAAAACTTAAGAATTTCACTGCGAACAATATCTTCGTGAGAGAATGAGAATGTTTGCACTCCTTTGTCTTTGCTTTCTTTGTCGTTAAACAAATTAAACATACTCTTAAATCCAGAGCGCTGACCAATATCACTTTGCATAGTATCTCCACACATAATAAGCTTGGTGCCTTCGCCAACTCTTGTAATCAAAGTAGTTAGTTCTTTCAAGGTGAAGTTTTGGCACTCATCTGCCACAACAATTTTGTCTGTCCAGCTTGCGCCGCGCAAAAAGTTAATTGGCACAGCACTGATCATTTCTTGCTTCTTTAACCAAGCAACATCTTGCGGCTGCACAATCTCTTCGAGTTTGTCGTATAAAGGCATTAGGAATGGATCAAACTTTTCAGCAATATCACCTGGCAAACTTCCCAAACCTTTGTCAGCACTTTCGGCAATGCTTCGAACATATAGAAGTTCTTTTTCACGATCCGCCGCCATGAGTTGAATCGCCGCATAAATCGCCATGTAAGTTTTAGATGATCCTGCTGGTCCAGAAACAAAAACAATAGAATTGTCTGGATTGAGTATGATATTTAAGAATCGAACTTGTTTGTCTGTAAATTTGAATTTACGAGGTCTTGTTCTGATCTTATGTTCTAGTTGAGGGTGGAACTCAAGAGAACCCGACTTATCGAGTTTTTTCTTTGCCATTCATTTATATTTACACCGTATAATTATAGAATTACCTCGCGCAATGAAATATCTCCTGCCAAAATCGAATTTTCTGATATTGATATATTTTGAGAAACAATGCGCGAATTTGACGACATAGATAAGTTCGGCGTAAAGATGCTTGCGCCCAAATCGTTTTTCACATTTATATTTATAGTATCTCCATATCCACTGTAAGCAATAAAATTACCTATGTTTGTGGCTTTGATGCTTACTTCTTTTTCCACACCGTCTAAAAACATATTTGTTGATTTATCTTGCCCCAAAACAAATGTGGGTGTTCGCGCACAACTCACTCGATAAGAAATAGATTCATAATTCTGATCCGACAACAATGCACCATTGCTGACAACGGTGTTGTATCCATGTGCTAGAAATCCATTTAATTCTCCAGTGTCTGGCGCACCAGTTGCCGCCGCAAAAGCTTGATTGACAATCATGTTGGTGCTGGTAAATTCCGCGCTCACAATCACAGGCGCAAATGGAGTAATTTCCACAGATGCGCTGTTGCAGAAACAACCAGAAAACTCTGAATTGCCGATTCTAATAGAACTAGAACCAGTGCCTGTGAGAGAGTTCAACAATATGTTTGCGGCATTGTATGATGTTTTATTACACGCGACAAAACTAAAGGATATTTTCGCGGCAAGAGGTCCATTAATTCGGAAGTTGTTGTTTTGATTTGGCGCAAGAATGCGCGATGGTTCTAAAGATGCAGCATATGAAACACTTGCAGAGTTGGCAGTTACAAGATTTTCTCCCGCTTCATATGTGATAGTTACTGGTGTTTGACTGTATTTTATAACTGGCATTTTTTTATTTTTTTAGTTTTGTTGACGGGGGCTTGTTTATTTTTTTACACTTTTATTTGGGTTGAAGTCGATGAGTGTGCTACGTTTTCGAACAATGGGGGGGAGGGTATGGTTTGGTGGGATTGGGGAGGGGAGGTTGAAGGAAGGCACCCCCCGCCGTTGGCGCGACTTTGCGCTCTAGATTTTTTTGAGAAATGGGGGGGGATGTGGTGTCAAGTGTATAGTAAGAAATGCGCAGTGTTTTTCTTGTAGAAACGAGCAAAAGAAAGCTTGCGCTAAGTCGGTCCCTGATGTATTCTTTGCGCATGGACATCCTCCGCATTACAATCCTCATCGCCAACAAAACCGTCAAGCGCTACATCCACCGCATTGAAAACGATGATCAGCTTGATCGTGCGATTCAAGACGAAGTCGCCAAGGTCAGTGCGATGTTCAACGCGCTTCCCGATAGCGTGAAAATCCACGGCGCATAAATCTTCAGAAAAGCACAAAAGAAAGCTTGCGCGAGTCCGATCCCCGTGCTATTCTTTGCCTGTGAGCAAAACCACTACTACCACCGAGCCTCTCATGACTGCAAATGCAAAAGCCAAGAACAAAGTCGCTGAACAAATCGCCAAAGACTCTGCAAAGCCGAAAGGTCCGACGCTGGCGCAATTCGCGCTCAAGCCTCGTCCTCTCATGCGTGGAGGGCGCGACGTTAGCTGAGTTCGTAACTCGCTTAGCGTCAACGACTTACGCCGACGCGGCCCCCGAAGGGGGTCGTTGCAACGTAAGTCGTTGAGTATCAACGAGTTACATTATGACACAAAAATGCCTTGACATGTCTCTGTCAAGCACAAAGCAGAAAATGCGGAGAAATTCTTTTGGCGGAAAATACAAAAGAAAGCTTGCGCTAAGTCAGTCCCTGATGTATTCTTTGCGCATGGAAAGCCCCACCGAAACTCCCGCTTGGATCACCGAACTACTCGCCGCGACTGGTCGCTTCGAAGCGCTTGTCGATCATGTCAACGCATGGACTGAAGAATTCTGCAAAAAGGACCAAAAAGAAGTTGCTTAATCCGCCCGCCTGTTCTACACTTTCCCCGTAAGGAAACCACCTCAAGACCATGATCACCACCACCACTACACCGAAATTCACCACCGAAGTCGTCACCAAGGCAATCGACACGGAAGTCAAAACGACGCAAGGCAAAACGTTTTTTGAATACTATGCCGCAAAAGACTTCGTTGTGCATCTTCAATACAATCAAGCCCGCGAATACAAGGTGGGCGACAAGGTAAACCTTGAACGTTGCAAGGAAGGCTTTGTAGCGCTTGACGGCTATCGTTGCCACCTCATCGACGCAATCGAAACAGATGGCACGAAAACAAATACGCATATCGTTCCCACTGAGTGGGTTACTCGTCGCGAGTTCTGCATTGTTCGCGAATACAAGACAACGGTTTTCGAAATCCTCTGAATTCTTAACTTAACTTAACTACCTCATCACTATGGACATCGACCACACCTGCTCACCTGCTCAAATCGCTTCTTATCTTGTCGGCAAGACTATTCGTTACTATGTCGGCAAAGGCCGAAGCAGCGTTGTTCTTGGTGCTATCCGCGTTCTTAAGATCGAGAATGTAGACAAGGTCGGCACCAATAAGAAAGACGAAACTTATGTCACTGTCTTTTGTAAGGATATCGATGATGCTGGCGAAGGTAAGTATCGTAACCTTATCCTTGACTGTATCGAACTAGCGGTATGATAAGATAGCACTGTCTGTAACTCATTGAGCATCAACGACTTGCGATAGTTGTAAGTTGCTAAGCATCAACGAGTTACGCGGATGGGGCCCCCCGCGCCGACGTAAGTCGTTGACAATCAACGAGTTACGCATGGTGATGCTTTGCCATGCATATGCAATTCTGTCAAGCAAAAGCAGAAAATGCGGAGAAATTCTTTTCTGGAAAAATACCTAAAAAAGCTTGCCACTACACCCGCTTTCGTGCTACTCTGTCCCCGCCGCGAGAGAGCGGCTCTCACCACCCACTCCACCACCACCATGATCCTGCCATTCCCTGCCGATTCCGCCGAATACGAAGAATACACCGCAGCCATGGAGGAAATGGCCGATCTGGCCGAATCCTCCACGCCCGATCCCGAGCCTCCCGATGATTCCCACCTCGACGGGAACTGGGAGGACTACGAGGACGAGGGCGGCGAGGACCGCTACCTCGACTCCTACTGGGAGGACCAGTCGGAATACGGCATGGAGGGTTGCTGCGGCGACTTCTGAGTCAAGCGAAATCGCTCCGAAAGGAGCGATTTTTTTGTGCCCTTGTCTGAAAAAAAAGCTTGACAAAATACGCAAACATCGTAAAGAATCAATTCGCGTAACTCGTTGAATATCAATGACTTACGCCGAAGCGGGGGGCCCCAGCCCCGTAACTCGTTGAGTATCAGCGACTTACATCACATATGTCGAAGATATGCCTTGATGCTTGTCAAGAGGAAAGTCAAAAATGCGGAGAGATTTTTTCTTTGGAAAGTGCAAAAGAAAGCTTGCGACAAGTCCGCTCCCGATGTATTCTTTGCGCATGACGAACGACGAACTTCTCGCCCTGCCAATCGGAACCTTCACCAACTTCGGCGTTTTCCTTGGCGTCGAATACCGTGTGGATACCAACGGCGACAAGTGGCCAGTCGCTACCTTCCGCAACTTGGAGCATGGAACCTCGAAGATTCCTTTCAACGCTTGCTTGATCGGAGGTGTCCGCACTTTCGACAGCTTGGAAATCATCACGGAAGAGCGTTGGGAATGGATGAAGCAAGACCGCGAAAACATGGTCAAGCGCTATCTCGACAATCTTCCCCGCAACGCCGCTCTCTAAGATAAAAATTAATAAAAAATAAGATGTCAAAACGCATTATCTCTTGTCAGGTGTGGGAATGGTATGGTTCCGAAGACTTTGCCGAAGGACGCTATAAAGCAAAAGGTGGGCAAGAGTTTATCTTTGATGCTACTCCCGCAACGGAAGCTCTCGATGAAGATGAACTTATCGAGAAGTTTAATGAGGTGTATAATCGTCACGGTCAATGGTATCGTTATGAAGCTAAAGAAGTTAACTACTACTTCGAGCCTGTAAAGGTTAGTTTTGTCGATGGGGAGTTTACTCTTGACTAACTTAACTTAACTCCAGTCGTAACTCGTTGAAGTTCAACGAGTTACGGATATGGGGCCCCCCGCCTCGACGTAAGTCGTTGAGCGTCAACGAGTTACAAAGACAGACCGTTTACCAAAAAGCGCGAATCTGTCAAGCACAAAGCAGAAAATGCGGAGGAATTCTTTTCTGCAAAAACACAAAGAAAAGCTTGCCACAAGGTCGGCTTTCGTGCTACTCTTTCCCCGTCACCAACCACTAGCCACTAGCCACCATGAAAGAAGTTCCCACTCCATCCGTGAAAATCACCGCTGCCATTGCCAGAAACAAGGTTGCCGAACAGATCGTCAAAGACGCTGCAAAGCCGAAAGGTCCGACGCTGGCGCAATTCGCGCTTAAGCCTCGTCCTCTTATGCGTGGAGGCCGCGACGTTAGCTAAATTCAAGTTTCGCCAATAAATAAACACATGAAAACCACACTCGTTCATAAGCGCGTTCATATGGGTAAGCTTCGCCGCGCCGTCTATGCCCTTCACTATGGATATGGACAAGGTAAAGATAAGTTGCCACGCTATATGGAATGCACTCTTCTTGATGTGCCTCTGTATAGCGCTTGGGGTCAAGACTTTCTTGGCTATTATACTATCCGCGTAGTTAAAGGCAGCGAAGGTAAGCGTAGAGGACAATCGCCACACCGTATCTTTGTGGTTGTTAACGATAGACTTATCCCTGCTGGTAGGTTGGCGCAAGCCAAGGCGTAAGTTAACTTAACTCCAGTCGTAAGTCGTTGAGCATCAACGAGTTACGCACATGGGGCCCCCGCATCGGCGTAACTCGTTGAGTATCAATCACTTACGTCATGACACAAAAAAAGCTTGACGCGCTTTGTCAAGCACAAAGCAGAAAATGCGGAGAGATTTTTTTTCTGAGAAAATACCAAAAAGAGCTTGCAACAAGTCGCCCACTGCTGTATTCTTTGGGCGTGAGCAACACCACCACCAACCGAAAGAAAACCTCGATGATCATCGTCCGCGACCGCAACGGCAAGCTTGTCAATTGCTACACCCCAAACAACATTGGCAAGACATTTGCTGAGCTTTACAATAAAGCAAAAGAAGAAGCGAACAAAATCGGCGGATACGTCACCCTGTAACCTATAAAAAAAAGATATGAACTCCCTAATTCCCATCATCACTCTTGTCGGATTGTTTTTCTTTGTTTGTTTGTCTATGGCATCTTTCTTTATCGGATCGGCCATTGGAGAATTTATCGTTTGTTTGTTCTAAGTTTTAAACAATAAAATGAAAGTCCTAACCTTTTCTTTTCTTATGCTTTCTTTGATTCTTACCTTTGCTTTTCAAGCTATCAATCCGATGGCGTATGAAAAGAACTTTCCCGTGTTGGTCAAGCCTAATAAACAATATGTTGTTTGGGAAGATAAGATGATTGAGGGTGTTAAATCTTTTGAATCTTTCAAGCCCGCACCATATGTTTGCCCCGCTGGTGTCTTAACTGTTGGATATGGTCATACTGGTGAGTATGCGTCACGCTATGTTAATAAACAACAGGCTGAAAAACTATTGATTGAAGAGCTTGATCATTATCGGCGCATTGTATTGAATAATGTTAAGGTTCCACTCAAGGAACATCAGCTTTGCGCGTTAACTTCTTTTGCTTTTAATACTGGAGAAGGCAATCTCCAAAAACTTATCAATGGTAAGAATAGGCTTAACTCTGGCAACTATGATAGCGTGGAAAAACTTATGCCTATGTATCGTAAGGGTGGAGGAAAAGTTCTTCAAGGTTTAGTTAAGCGTCGTAAGTGGGAACTTACCTTATGGAGCGGTATCATAGACCTACGCAGTTAAGTCGGCTTTATCTGCAACTCCTTGAGCGTCAACGACTTGCGAACCTCTGTAAGTCGTTGATTGTCAACGAGTTACGCCGAGGCGGGGGGCCCCATCGACGTAAGTCGTTGATTTTCAATGAGTTATGCCGATTGTAACTCCTTGATTATCAATGAGTTGCACAACATATGTTCAACACATGTCTATTTGGCGAATACCTATTTACAGCTTATCTATTTACAGCTTATCTATTTACAGCTTACTTTCTTACAGCTTGTCAAGTAAAAAAATAATAAAAAAAGATTTTGACATCGAGCCGAAAACCGTTACCTTGTGGACATGAAAGCAATCCAATTCATTCTGTCTCTGTTCGTTCGCCGCCGCCGCTTTACTCTTGGTCCTGAAGTGTTCCAAAGCAAGAGTTGGTTGCAAAAACAAGTTGAAGAAGCTCAATACCAGCAAGCAAGAAAGATTGTCTTGGGCATTGACTAATCCGCGCAAAAACCTTAGAATCTCTCCGCCATGAAAAACACGCTACCAGAACCACCCGCCGTCATCAAATTGAAAGAAGACTTTTCCGCTGGTCTTGATCTTCGCCAACCTGTGCAAGCTGCTGCTTACCTGAAGGCAGCGAGTCACTTCCTCGCGGGTTGGCCTCAAGATTGGAGTGCCGAACGTCTTTGCTTGGCCATGATCGATGAGGAATCGCCAGATCAAAAAGATGTGAAGCCTTGGGAATGCATCGTGAAAGATCTTCACCCGATGGATGATCCTTGGTTTTACACGGAAGAACTAATCAGTTCCTTGGCTGAAGATTTCCTTGCGTTCCTGTCCGACAACCGATAAACTTTCTCCATGCTCACCAAGCAAGAAGTTGATCAATACATTCGCCTGACCCTGAAACAATGGGGTCAGGCCCACTTGAGAATCGAATGGTTCGAATCAGAAAGGACTTTGGGTCTTGCTTGTGTTTACCAGAATAAAATCAAATTAAATGTTTTGATCCTGAAACGCTTCAGTTTGTTTGATGAGGTTCTGAAACATGAGATTGCCCACTTTCTAACGTTCGAAGCGAACGGCAAGAAGTTTTTGCGCAAGAATAATCGTTGGCAACTTCACGGCGCGGATTTCAAAGCTCAATGCCGCCGAATGAAAATTCCCGCAAGAACTAGAATCCCTGCTTGACTGTTTCAATCCTACTGCTAAATTGATCCCAGCTTAACGCTTCGCCAATGATGAATCCACCAATCAAAAACATGCACAATTTCAACAAACACGTTGAACAATCGATGGATGAAATCATCCTTAGAAGCGGCCTTTGTCGCAAGGCTAATTCTTACGATTTGGATCAGTTGAAAAGAGTCATCCGAAAAGAATTGCGCCAAAACTGGTATCCCGCAGATTGGTTGCCAAAAAAAGATTGACAGGTTGTTTACTTTGATTCATTCTCTCGCCGCCATGAAAAAGCCCAAAACTCTTTCCAAGAACTCGCTTGACATGCGCAACTTGGTGCGGCACACTTGCCCGCCGCCCACCTTCTGCTTCCCAAGCAAAAAGAAACAACAAAACAAGAAAGCCTGCCGAAAATGAAACAAACAATTTCTCTTGAGCAATTCCACAACGCTCTTTCTGAATGCTATGCTGTCTGCGTAAACGATACTCTTTACTTCATTGGATATGACGACGAAATACCATACATTTCCGATTCCGCTGGAGAAGATAGAATTGATCTCGACACTATTGATGGAGATATTGAAATTGCAGACTGCGGAGTCTTCTTTTATGTTCAAGAATATCCAGTTCATCTAAAGTTTCTATTGATCCAACACCCAGTTGATTTTATCATTTAATTTTCGCCATGCCTAAAACTATTGACGCGACCCCTACATGGTCAGAACTTCTCGATTTCATGTTTCACCTGCTGGAGAACAGCACGGGAAAAGCAAATCAAAACGTGCGGCTTGAATTTGCCCGAATGGCTGCTACTGCTGACGCTTACATAGCAAGCCAAAAAGAAAAGAAAATTTCTGGTTGACATGGTGCGGTAACATGGTAGGGGAGTTGTGGTGGCTCCCCTACCTAACCCACTAAGTATCAATAAGTTACGGGGCTGGGGCCCCCCGCGTAGGCGTAAGTCGTTGATAATCAATGAGTTACGAAGATCGCTTCTTTACCACGAAACGCAAAATCGTCAAGCGAAAAGCAAGAAATGCGCAGTGTTTTATTCTCGAAAAAATACTAGAAAGAGCTTGCAATACCTCCGTTTTTCATGCATTCTTTCCCCGTCACCTGACCTCACCAAACAAACCAAATGACCGACAACACCACGCTCGTCCTCGCCTCTTCCCTCGTCATCATCCTCGTCTGCATGGCTCTCATGATCGCGGACGAAATTCGCTGCCTCAACAAAACTCTTGACAACAAGCGCAAATTCATTCAGACTCTCCTCGAAACCGAAACCAAGAAACAAAAGACCATGCAAACCGAACTCGACAACCTGATCGCTGAAACCAAAGGAAAGTTCTTCTCCATTACCTTCGTCAAGAAGGATGGCACCGTCCGCGTCATCAACGGCAAGGACAAGTATCGCCGCTTGCTCAAGGGTGGCGTGAACAATGTCACCGTCGCGGGATACGTTCCCTTCGTCAACCGCAACACCGAAACTTGGGCATCCGCTCACAAGGACGCAATCGTGACCTTCCGTTGCGGTTCGCTCGTCAAGGAAGTTTCCGCTTGACAAACCCAAGGCGCTCCCCGAAAGGGGAGCGTTTTTTTTTGCGTAGTTCTAGAAAAAGTTCTTGACAAAAAAAGAAAATATCGTAAAGAGCCTCAAGTCATAAGTTGCTGATATTCAACGACTTACGTCGATGGGGCCCCCGCGTGCGCGTAAGTCCTTGATACTCAACGAGTTACGTAAGTTGCGCCTCTACCGCAAAACCTCTACGTGTCAAGCAGAAAGCATAAAATGCGGAGAAAAAAGAATCTCACAAAAACATTCAAAAAGGTGTGGACAAATCCGCTGCATGTGCTATCTTCTCCTTGTCGCCGCTGATGGCGACCTGATCCAAACCAAACCAAAGCAACTACTATCATGGCCCTCATCATCGCAAAAAACAAGGTTTCCGCTGATCAACTCGCGACCGTCGCGACTCCTGACCGCACCGATTCTTTCACCCCGATTCCTCACGCCCAACTCGTCAACCTTACGCGGGACGCTATCGGTCGCGCTGGTCTGAGTGTGGACATCGAAGAGCATTCGCTCGCTCGCGGCGGGCAGCGTTACTTCGGCGGGTTCGCTCTGAAGGGTATGGGCATCGACGGCGTGGATCGTCAAATCGTTCTTGGTCTGCGCAACGCTCACGACAAGAGCTTCGCCGCCTCGATCTGCGTTGGCAATCGGATGCTGGTCTGCGAAAATCTCTGCTTCTCTTCTGATGTGAAGCTTGCTCGCCGCCACACCACGAACATCATGGCCGATCTTCCCCGCGTGCTGTCGGATGCTGTTTCCCGCGTTGTTTCGCACTGGAACGACATGGAAAAGCGGATTGAGCTTTACAAGGAAACGGAAATTGGTCGCGACCGTGCGGCGGATCTCCTGATCGACCTTGTGGATTCCAAGGCTTTCCCTGCTCGCGACATTTACAGCGCGATTCAGGAATTCCGCAACCCTCGCCACGAAGAATTCAAGGGTGGCACGTTGTGGACTCTTTACAACTCGATCACCGAAAACCTCAAGGGTGGCGATTTGTCCAAGCTTCCCTTCCGCACGATGACTGCACAAAGCGTTTTCGACCGCATGGCTGGGCATCGTCCGCAAATTACGATTGACATCGATCCCGCCGATGCTGGCGCGGACGACGAATCGGAAACGCCGACTGTCGTGATTTCGGCTTGACAAACCCAAACCGCTCCTCGAAAGGGGAGCGGTTTTTTTTGCCCAATTTCTGAAAAAGTTCTTGACAAAAAAAGAAAATGTCGTAAAGCGTCTCAAGTCATAAGTCGTTGAAAACCAATGAGTTACGCCGACGCGGGGGGCCCCGCCCGCGTAAGTCGTTGATAATCAACGAGTTACATCATGACACAGAAAGTTCTTGACGCATCTTGTCAAGCGCGAAGCAAGAAATGCGCAGTCTTTTTTTTTCGGCGTGGGATGCAGAAAACCCTTGCGCAATCCGCGCCCGCGTGTATTCTTTGGTCGTATGCAACTCCTCAACTCTGGAAACGCCAAGACTCGCAAAGGTGAAAAGCTCGGTTGGATCACCTTCGGGATTCATCTCGCTCCCGCCAACCTTTCAGGCTTTAATGTCTGCAAAGATCAATCCGTTGGATGTGCCGCCGCTTGCCTCAATACAGCGGGGCGCGGTGCCATGTCCTCGGTGCAAAAGGCACGCATCGCCAAAACGCGCTTATTCTTCACCAGCAAAACTATCTTTTTGGTTATGCTGTGGGATGAGGTGGCGAAGGCTATCCGCAAAGCTGATAAAAACAAAATGCAGCCTTGCTTCCGCCTCAACCTTACGTCTGATCTTCCGTGGGAACAAATCAAACTCAACGGTGTTTCTATCTTTGACGCTTTCCCACAAGTCCAATTTTACGACTATACCAAAAGCGCAAAGCGTATGACTAGTTTTGTGAATGGCGACATGCCGAAAAATTATCATCTCACTTTCTCCCGTTCGGAAAGTAACGGCGCAATTGCTTTGGCGTTTCTTAAGTCGGGCGGTAATGTCGCTATGGTGTTTCGCAAGTCTCTTCCCTCTGTTTACTATGGTCACGAAGTTATCGACGGCGACGAAACGGACTTGCGTTTCTTGGATGGCTCTGGTAAGATTGTCGGACTTAAGGAGAAAGGTCTTGCGAAAAAAGACGAAACAGGTTTTGTCCTTGAGCCTCAATAAAATGGACATTTTAAATTTTATCGTAACGGTCATCTCACTTCTTCTTATCACATGGAAACGTTAGTTCTTCACACTATGCTAAGCACAGAACTGGGGCAGTTCTTTGTTTGTCTTGTGGTGTCGGACGAGGTATCCCTATCCTGCCACAAGATCGAGACATCAAACGGTGTCGATGTTATCATGCCACCGCAGGATCTGGACAAGGAGACTCATGATAACTTAGTGAATAGGCTGTTGCCTATCTTGGACGAAAGCCTATCATAAGGAATAGGCGCAACTCGTTGAGGGTCAACGAGTTGCGAAGATGCAAGAAAAAAATCCTCTGACGTAAGTCGTTGATTATCAACGAGTTACGGACATGGGGCCCCCCGCCTCGGTGTAAGTCGTTGATGCTCAACGAGTTATGAAGACGCTCTCTCTACCGCAAAAACCATCCGCGTCAAGCAGAAAGCAGAAAATGCACAGTCTTTTTTTCGTGAGAAAATACAACTAAAAGCTTGCAAGCTGCCCCGTTCTAAGCCATTCTCTCCCTGCCATGAAACAAGTCCGAATCTACTACCACTTCCGCAAGAAACTCTTTTCCGTGCAAGAGAAGGTCAATGGATCGTGGAAGGTTGTGGAATACACAAAAGACATCTATCTTCGCAATGCGACTTTCAAGGTCAGTGAAGCAGGGCGGCAAAGAGTCTTGAAAGGAATGCGCAAGAATGTTCATGCGTTCATCTTGGGCGAGCGTTGGCCTTTCATTCCCAAGTCTTTTGTTTATCGTGACGAAGTTAGCTACAACCCTTATACTGGACCTAACTTTATGGTTAAGTCAGAAGGTAAGCCTTTGGACTATGCTAAGTATGTAACTATCGTCGATGGTAAAGTGATCGCTCTAATCCCTGAATTCAAGGGTGTTCAATTCTGAATCAATAAAACGTTAAACTATACTACACACATGACAATCACCCAAAAAGAAAAAGAAATCCTACTGGAAACCGTCAGCTTCTATAACTCAAAAAATCGTGGTTATGATGAAGACTCTGGCAACTGTGTTTATGAAGGATCAGATGGCAACCGTTGTGCTGTCGGTCGTTGTATGACCGACGAAGGTATTAAAATTGCCAACACATTTCCAAATGATGGAGGAGCTGATGTTATTGTTATCAATATGAAGGTCAATATTGATTCCCTTCTTCAAGAAAAGTATCAAGGTGCTTCCTTGAGTTTTTGGAAAGAGCTTCAATTGTTACATGATACTCCTCCATGCTGGGATGAATCTGGGATTACAGATTATGGTAAGGTCAGTGTGGAGCGTGATTTCGGAGTTACTCTATAAAATAATAAAATCATGAGCCTCGAAAAAGCAATCAAGCACAATAAGGAAAAGCGTAAGAACTACTTTGGTTCACAAGCTTTTGACCATAGCTGCCGCCCACATGGTGGATGTCCTTACTGCGAAAACAATCGTAAGTTTTCGGATAAGAAAGCTTGTTTAAAGTCAAGCAGGAAAGAACAAATCCAAGACTACTGTGATTCTTATGTTGGCGCGGGTGATCCTACTTGTGCTATGATGGATCACGAAGAACTTATAGCTCGAAAGATCGGTGTCGATATCTTCGAACTGCGTATGTTGGAAACAGACTGGAGCGTGCAATAAAATGAAAACATATAATTTTTGGACTGTTTTTAATCCTCGTAGAATGATGATGGGTTGTGTTGAACACTCCATCAAAGTTACATACTTGGGCAAGGGTGTGTATGGTTGCCGTGTGTATACAAACGGTGAACTTAACGCAGAGAATCGCTGTATTGGTAAACAACACATTGGTGCAGCTTGTCGAGATCTTCTGCGCTGGGAAGATAAGTGTGGGAACTATTCTAAGTATGCCCACTCATCCAGAATGCGATAAGATAAGGTGTCTGTAACTCGTTGAGGGTCAACGAGTTACGGATATGGGGCCCCCCTCGTCCGCGTAAGTCCTTGAGTGTCAACAAGTTACGAAGCAAAAAAATAATTTATTTTTCTCTTTACATTGCGCCCGAAATCATGCAATCTCTTGCCGTAATGAAAGCGCAGATCCTACCCAACGAAATTCCCGTCTTGCATTCCTATCGTGCTTCTATTGGTCGGGAGTTCTTGACCGTTGACTGTCCAGAAGGATGGGGCGATGTGAAGAAGCTGACTAAAAAAGTCTTGCTTTTCGAAGGTCGCAAGTTTACTTTTGTCGGGTGGAACTCTGATGACAATAAAGCGTTTTTCACTGGACCAATCAACGGAACCACCTCAACTGCCACAATTCTATGATACACCACGATCTTTACGATCCGCCAACCTACGGCGGAAGCCCTATTCAAGAAGCAATGGAAGAACAGCGTTTCATTTTTGGGCAAGAGAATCCCGATCATGAATGGATCTTGACAAGCTGGGATGTATGGGTTAAAAATCCATTTTATATGGGGAAACCAGGTAGGCATCCAGAGGACGATGATGGTCGCTATGAAATGGAGGAGCCTGTCAAGGAATATCTCCCCGATCCTCCCGCAGAAATTGTCTTGACTTTCGAGGACGATATCCCCTTCTGAGCCTTCTGCGTAAGTCGTTGAGCGCCAACGACTTACGTCGAGGCGGGGGGCCCCATCGGCGTAAGTCCTTGACACTCAGTCACTTACGACTCATCGTTGTAAGTCGTTGATGCTCAATGGGTTGGGGGATCTACCCCCATACCCTTATTTGGCGTTTATTTATTTACAAATTTATTATTTAGCATTTTACTTATTAGCAGTTGCAGTGTTCACGGTTGATATTATACCGACAAACGATTCGCAGCGTGGGATTCTTTTCTTTCTTCCAAACAATAAAGTCTTGGATGTTAGGATCTCCCTTGATAAACTTATTTACCCCGCCGTCGTTCCAGTGAATGATAGTGATCATGTTGATTATTAAGCAAGAAATGTTTGGCAGTTTAGTGAGGTGCCAAGCTCGGTTGTTTAGAGTTCGATTTTAAACAGATAACGAACTTCTGCTTTGCCATTTTCAGTGATACCGTTTTCGTCCCACCAATTCTTATTGTCGTGAAGACGTTGGAGATTAGCCCAAAACGAAATGTTTTGTCCATGATACTTCTTCTTGAGAAGCTTATCGATTCCATCGAATGCGTCGTCTAGATCATGAGTGCTTGATTTAGGGTGCGATACAAGAACGCGCTCCAATCCCTTCTTGGTCATGCAACGACCCACTGCGCACATTTTGCCTTCGTCAGTGAGATAAAGACACTGAGTAGAAGTGCATCCGTTGTCTGGACGTACACTTTCAACCGCTGCACGATTCTTGGAAGTGTAGAATGCAACGGTTTCACGAACGATCTGTTCTTGAGTCATATTGTTTTTTATTGTTGTTTAATGATTACTCTTCGCCCGCTTCGTCTTGATAACCACCGATATTGTATTCGTTGTTTCGTGAGCTGATCTGCTGCATGAAGTTTTCGAACTTGACGCGGGATTCCATGATGAGGCGGGTGCGCTTGATTGCGCGGCGGGTGAACTGCATCACCATACCTGAATCGCGGCGACCTGCAACCTTATTCCTGCCGAAATGTTCATCCCACACAGAGAAGTATTCCTTGAGAATAAGAAACTTTTTAAACTGCTCGACGCTGCTCATGTAAAGCAGATGAGTAAACAGATGATCAGAATGATTGCTACCAAAGATATTTTCGGCTAGAGTAGCATCTTCGAGTGCTTGTCGCTTGTTGCCGACGATGCCGATGGCAACGCCAAATCCGTTGTTGGAAACGATGTAGTGTAGAGGATTCATGTCAGGGATAAATTAGTTGTTGGAGCGGTTTTCGTCAAGAGAAAAGGCGGGGCAGATTTCTCCACCCCGCCCACCTTCACACCTCACACCTTGGCCAAAACTCGGATGCCCGCATTGGTGATCTTGCGAGTTCCCTCGATCTTGATCAATGCCTTGCGCAGCAGGTAGGTTTCGATGTCGCGCTGAATGGCAGTGCGAGACATACCAGTAGCAGCACTCAGCATACCCAGCGTGCAGTCGCCACGTTCCTTGAGAATGGAAAGCACTTCCATTTCCGTGTTGTTAAGTCCGTGAACGTTGATGCCGACAAGGCCGCGCAATTCATTCCATGCGGTGCGAGTGAACTTGGCAATGTTCTTAGCCTCGCAATACATTTCAATTTCTTTGGTTCGCTTGACTGCATCGCGGGCATTGCCACGAACAGTTTCTGCGATCTCTGCGACCAGTCCATCTTCGAACTCCACCCAGTCCAAACGCTTTTGAATGATCGATCCAAGCTCGATTTCGCTGTAGGGCTTGAAGTCTACCACGGTAAAGCGATCTTTGAGAGGAGGAAAGATCTTGTCGAGTTCAGTAGTCGCAAAGATGTAAGTTTGCTTTTCGAAGTTGAATTCGAAAGTGGATTCGCGCCAAGAAACCTGCTTGCGTCGTGCGCTTTCCACGTTGAAAACAGTAAGGAAAACCTGTTGCAGTTCCTTGGGCATGTTGTGAGCCTCATCAAACAAAATGGTGATTTCGTTGTCCATGATGACAGGCATGAAGATCTGCTCGAAAAACTGCTGATTGTTTTTGATGGTTGCGCAGTTGATTTCCAGCAGAGGCTTCTTGAGGCTCTTGGCGAATTCCTTGGCGAACTCAGTCTTGCCCAGTCCCTTGGCACCGTTGAACATAAGGAAGGGAGTAAGACCAGTCGCGGCGTGAGCTTCCAAGTAGAAGTTGAGGCGGCTCTTGAGGCTGTGCTGACCAATGAGGTTGTCGAACATAATGTTTTGGTGTGTTGGTGTTGGTTGTTTACTGCTTAGAACGAAGTGATGTTGAACTCGATCTTGGGCATTTCTTCCTGCGGCTCGGTGGCAGGTGCGATGGAGAGAGTGACAGGCTTTTCACCCGTGTCAATACCATTTTCACGCATCCACACTTTCGACACTGGAACGATTACTTGATTGCCCATCAGTGCGACAAGATCGCACAGACGAATCTTGACGAAAGAATTGCTACCAGCTGGGCGACCACGACGTTTTGCGTTTGCTTCGTTGCTCATTACAAAGAGGAGCCTACCACCGTTTTTTCGCGTCGTCAAATTTTATTTGGGAAAAAAATGCGGACAACAATCCCCGCCAAAAAACCTTTAAACACATTTAAAATCACCAAAGCAGCTTAGAAAGCAGGTAATCACACAAAAAGAAACCAACCGCTACAAACAGAAGAAAAAGAAACGTGCAAGCAAGATCGCGGTTGACTTCCTGCCGAAGAGTACGGCGGCGACATTTATTTGGCGTTTTTTTGCTCATAGTTTATTTGCAATTAATTCGCTCACAGTTTGGTGTGACAAAATGTCGCACTGTTTATTTGGCGCTTTCGCGCTCACAGTTTAGCGATTTGTTTGGGGCTTGTATTTGTTTTTAGATGATCCGAATGCTCCCTTGGTACGCCGCTGATTGTAATGCTTGCCACGCCGCATCGATTCATACAGCGCACGCATCATTTCCTTTTGCGCCATGATCTGCTCGTCAGTGACAACAGAATTTATAAGTTCGTTATTTGCTTCAATTTCGCTCACAGTTTCGTTGTTCATATTTTTTTTTATTTATTTGTTTATTTGAATGGAAATGGTTCACAGTTTTGTGTAATATATAGTATAACATGGTGCGACAGCACAATAATACTGTCGGGTCGGTTATTTGAAAGTTTCGCTTTCACAGTTTTGCGTTTAGAACAGGTGTGAACCCTGAGTAAATAGTTCGTCAAGCCCTTTGGGAAGTAGAGATCGTGCTTTGCGCAAAAGTGAATTTGGAATTCTAAAGTAGACCGCCAAAAAAGAAAAAGAAAACAGACATTTAAGCTTGTCAAAAAAGTTCCTTTCGCTTGGGACTTGGTTCTCCACAGCCGATCTGAGTGCTGTTTTTTGTCGTGCTTATATTTGGGTAGTTTTAATTCATAGATGAAAAACGTGCAGACTCTTTATTTGGCGCTGTCGTTTTCACAGTTCAATGCACTCTTTTTAGCATTGATACGCTTTACATGCGCATCCCAAATGTTGGATTTTTTGGCAGTATTGTTTGTGTTTTTTGAGCTAGAATTGGAGAGATCAAACTTGATTGCATCATACAATTCGCAGAACAATCGGATCATAACAACGAGTCCAAAAAGCGCTGCAACCATTGGTACAGCAACGATTGCGGCGATTACGAGTATCGTGAGTTGGATGAATTTCATTGCCATATTGTCGCATGGTTTTGGCGAAAAGTCAACAGAAAAAATGTGGGTTTTGGTATTAAAAAGAATAATAAATAGGGT